TATTCTGGAGCATTCCAGTTTTGCAGAGTAGCGACTTTGAATTGGTGATTGATATCCATAGGAGTTACTAGATCAGAAGTAGACTTCTGGTTAGCTAGGCCACGACCCATTAGACGGAATTTGTAGGTTTCACCTACTACATTGTTGCGTAGCGTAACAGAAGGCTTAAGTAGCCCTTTGTTGGCATATGCGTGTTTTACCATAGAGTCAAACTCAATGACTGCTACGGACGATAGAAACTTACTCATAAGAATTTCCTCGAAAAAGAGTAATAAATTAAAATAGTTTTTTCAAGGTTGGAACTGAGTACCCAGTAAAAATGGTCAGTCAATCAACCTAAATTTACTGGGCTATAGATATAGGTATCCAGTATTTGGATTATACCTTTTTACAGAAGATTTTACAATTAGGCACGATTCTCAAACGTAGCCATCATTTTTTTTAGTTTTTGTTCATGCGCTTGGCTTGTAATTCTTAACAATTGGCCCGTATCATCTTTCCTAAACATCTCAACTTCTACGTCTGCCCACGTTAAACCTTCTGGATGTACACCGCCATCAATTGGAAGTTTTGCTTCAGTAGTTGCATTAACCATCATTTCAATTAGTTCAATTGCATCGGCAGTAGTAACTAACCCTTGTGCAATTTCATAATCTTCAGGGCTTAAATTATTTTTCATATAACCTTCGACGTTTTTTATACGCTCTTGCGCTCTTTCGCCTAGCTTATTAATCTCTACTTTTTGATCGTATTCTTCTTGAACTTCGTTTTGAGTTGATAACAATTCCCAAGCTTCACCAAACGCATCAGCACTCATATTAGTTTTTGTAGCAAAAGATTCTAGCTCTTGATATAAAGCATCGGATGATTCAATTCCTTCGGGAGGAGTATAACCATCTTTTGGAGATCCTTTAAACCCACCAAATTTCTTTTCTAATTCAGCGTACCCTTTAGCTTGGTCTGATACACTTTTATATCTATCGTTTAACCAATCAGGCTTTTCACCAACACCCTTAATTCCTTCGCTTAAATAATATTGCCCTTGCTCTAATACTGGTTCAGCACTATCTAACAGAGTATCGCGTACTGGTTCTACAGCATCGGTCTGTTGAAGTTCTTCTGACATAATATATTCCTATAATATTTCCGCTTGTTTCATTTGATTTATGATAAATTTAATTACGCCTGCTTCTCCATTATGATACGCAGACTCATAATTAACATTACCTGATCCAAAAGAAGTATCGTTTTCATAGATAAATCTTTTAGTTAGATCGGAAAGAATACGCTGACCATCATCAGATGTAAAGGCTCTACTATAGGCTTTAGCTAAACTAGCTTGGTTTTCTCTATGTTTGTCAGACTGCATTTTTGCATGTGCAGGATCAAGAGTATTATCAATGTTATTCCAACTCATTGTAGTTGCGTCGGCTGAGATACTGGGTCAATTCCTTGCATAGCCGCATTAGCGGCGGCTTCTAGTGCGGCGGCCTTTTCTGTTGGGCTACGAACTAACTCTTCAGGCATACCAGTTTTACCTGCTACCCATGTACCAAAATCTTCTAATTTGAATGCTAGTTTAGATTGATCTGGGCCTGCATTTTGCAACACGAATTGAACCGCTTGTTGAACATTAATAATGTCTTCCCCATCTTGAGCTTTTGCTAATGGTGACAAAAATTTAATATCAATTTCTCTTCCATTTAATTTAATAGGTTGTAACAAACCTCTTCTAGTAAGTATGTGTACAACTCTAGTCAATATTGGCACTAGCACTTCTGTTTGCAAACGACCAAAAGCAGACCCTATACGTTTTGCTAATTCTCTTGAGTCAATTGCAATTTCTGTTGCAGATCTTACGGGGCCAGTGGGATCTCGCATGTCGTTAAACAAAGTGCGTTTAATAGTTTGTTGTAATTCTTGCACTTCAAACTCAACCAATCGTAAATTTGTAGCAGTATCAAGTCTTTGAATTGACGGATTAGCAGTGTTGTTAGAACCAACTGGAATAACAACTCCAGGACTTATAGTAATATTATATGGATTAGTAACACCATCGTCAGTAGCTGTGTACATTCCAGAAAGATCTATTGCTGCTTTTTGCAACACAAATTCTTTTACTTTATTTAACGATTTAACATCAGGCAATGCTTGAATAGCAGGGCCGCGACCACGAATTTCTCCTGATACTTTAGAATATCTACCTGTAACCCAAGGACTCGAATCACCAAAATCTTGCGTCCAACTTAGTCTGTCTTCACCGGTAACCCATACACAGCCAAAGTATGTTTTATCTTCCGGAATAAAGATTACACCTTCGCAACAATAAACATTAGCTTCTGGTTGATTTTCAATTAAATTCGCAACGGTGTTTGACGGCTTAAAACCCTTCCACATTCTTTTAAGGTTTCTTGCTTTGACATCAAACTTGCGCCAATGGGTTTCAATATTTCCGTACGGGCCTTCTTCAAAAGCAATTCCTTTCTGCGGAATAGCATTAAAAATTATTGGGTAATCGTTATCATTGTCTTCGTCAATTCTAAGCGTTCCAGTTCCTATTAGTAAATCAAGGGCATGTTCAAAAAACTGAGTAGCAAAATTAGATCTATTAATATAATCAAAGACAATAACGGCCTGCTCTTGAAGATTAGCTCTAATGTCTTCAATGCTAACCCCATAGTCTTCATTTTCTATTTCTCTAATTGTTGATTCACTTGGCTCAAAGGTTGCCCAGTTAGACCAAATAGGTGCAATGTTTTCTTGTAATTTACTTGCGCCTTGTTGTATAGCCTCGATAGCAGTCGAATCAAATATTCGATCCATTTTTTGTTGGCCTGCAACATAACCGTTAAACAAGTTTCTATTCGGCAAAAAATATTCATACGCACTATCTAGTAAACTATGCCAAGAAGAGTTAGTGTCAAATGCTTGCTGTTCTCTGTTTTGCAGGTCTTGTAAAGTTCCTAGTTGTCTAGGTATCTTCATCTTCCACCCCTATAACCCATAAAACCGTTATTCGTTGGCATACCTGCCGGAGCGTTTGCTCTTGAGGCTGAAGTTCCTCCACCCCCTCCTTGCGCTAACAAAGATTGAGAACCACTTTTACCTCTAGCCAAAGCTTTTAGTCGCCTTTCGTTTTTTTCAGTTTCATCATCAAGTCTTTTTTGCGCTCTTGTTTCAGCGGCTAATTGTTCTTGCGTAGGCTTAGGTGGTTTAGATGATCCCCCCATTACAGTGTCCTTATATATTTTAGAAGTTGATACGGAGTTAAAATAAATGGTTTATTAATTCCAAGTATTTGTTTGGCGTGACCCACACATGTATTTAGCATAAAAAGAGATCGCTTATATTCTTTCGGAACAACAGAAACCATTGCATAGATGTCCCCGATTATACTCTTTTCGTCAGATACAGTAAATAAATCAAACTTATTGGTGTCTTTTCCAAAAATTATTAAGCAATTTGGATCAGTTTTTACAATAAAACAATGACGGCAATCTTTTTTTAACGCAAAAGACCACCATCGGTGACTGTCATTTTTGAATACAACGTAATATTTAGAAGACACTTACATTAATCTTGGCGTTATGCGGCTTGTCAAAGTTTCCCATACGACTTAATGCGCTTCTTCCTTCTCCTTCGCCTTGCAATGCGTACTCTAAAGCTTCTACTGGGTGCGAATATTCGTTTTTATCTGGTTCGTCAGTGTACCTTTCGCCAGATTTTTGGATTCTTCTATAACAAAACCCTCCTTGCAAACCTTTTCTAATCATAGATGCTCTTGGCAACACTATAAATCTAGGCTTTCCATCCATGCACATCTCTTTCATAGGCGTTTCTAAAGATGCTCTGCGCTTTAACGGGTCATTACTATTGGTTGGAACACAGGGTATACCTGCCGCCCTAAGTATTTGGAAAGGAGTTTCCGAATTTGATTGGTTTTTATTGCTTCCAGAGGGATCGCCCCATCCTCTAAAATTATAATTAGGGTAATGTACTTCAATATATCTTTTTAAACTAGGCGCAAAGTCTACTGCTCCAGAGTCGGACTCGACCAATTCATCAAAACATATCCACCTTCCAATACTTGTTCGCTGTAAAAATGCACAAGCTGGGGTACGCCCAAAGTCAAAGCCAAGAATGATAGGGGTAGATTTATCAGGCACGAAATCCATATGTTGGCAATGAACGGAATCAGTGTACATAGGATGTACAGGCTTTCCATTTGACACAAACCCATATTCATTAGCTAAATTAACCTTGATCCAATCATTTGTTTTACCTTGCAGTCCACGCTTGTAATAATCTGAAGGCAAATTGTTTAAATTTTCTGCATCTTCGTTTACTTTCCAAGATTCCCCGTCTGGAATTACACCACCTGCTTGTCTATGGAATGCCCAACCGTCCGGACGCTCTATCTCTGCTAATTTAAAGTACCAATGATCTTCGTCTGGTGCGTTACTATCGCCAATGATTCCATGGTGCGTTGGGGTAGCCCCCTCTTTGTTGGATGGATAACGACCATGGCGCAAATCAAGCATATCCAAAACAGCCTTTGCATGTTCTTTTGTTTCGTTAAGCCACACCCAAGTTGTCTGAATACCCCTTGCTTTTTTAACGTGTTCAGGACGGTCAAAAGCAATAAATATAATGTCACAATGTACATAAGTACCATCTTCTAACTTAAACCTTATATAGTGTGTTGGCGGTTCTTTGTTACCTTGCTTAAAATCTCCTAACTCTCCATGTATTTCTAACCAATCTTTAATTGTTGTGGAGAAAAGCTCAGAGTAAGTATTTCTTGCCGCGATAATTCTAGATAGCCGCACGTTGTAATTTTTGTTATGTCTATCTTTAACAGGCTCTTGCTCTACCATCAAATCAAAAAGTTTTAAAATGCATTGAACAGTCTTGCCAGAACCGAGCGGCCCCATTATAAATGAGTTACGCGCCCTGCAATCTGTAAAGTCTTGTAGCACTTGCCCTTGTGCCATTAGCTCGTATTCTATTTGCATGGGTTCCATTTAATTTTGTCGTAGTTTGAAGCATAAGCTTCTCGGGTACGCTTGTTTGCTTTTCTTGGATGATCTCCTTTCCCACCATTCTTTTCAGGGAAATGTCGATCTCTTGTTTCTTTGTCCAAAGTTTTTAGTAAATCTTGCGCCATAGATCCTTACCAGTTTTTACAAATACAAGTTTCTTCTAAACAAACACATTCGCTAGTTAATTTTTGATTCACCAAATACATTACTTCTTTCATTGCATATATATCTTTATCAACCAATGCTAAACAAAATGCTTCTATCAATTCAAATTCAGCATCCGTTATACTTTCATCAGTGTCCATTTTAATCATTTGATTTTCCTAACCAATCATCTAATATCATATGCTTTGCTAACTCAATATAAAATAGCTCTCTTTCCTCTTCTAACGTACTTCCCACCTCTACCCCATGCTCGCCTATACTTATTAAAATAAACTCTTTAGAACGATCTATAGAAGCTTTTAAAGCATCTTGTGCATCTGGTCTTATCTTAGTTACTTTACCCATTTGAGTCTAATTTTTTTTTGAGCCAGACATATATAGTGTAATAAGCTACGCTTCGGGGTAGGGGTAGCCTTTTATTATTTAAAAAAATCCTGACTGCAGGTATCAAGAGGGTTTTGTTTCCCCATACTTTTTGCGCTGTACTGAAACAGTGAGTTCATTAGTCGTGGCTAGTTCAACGCTCCGCATCTGTGGCACAAGGTAACGGGCGACTTTATCCATACCATCAATAGCCTTTACTATGTCACTGGCTGAGCCTGACAGCTTGGCCTGCTCTCTAAGCTCGACTGCTAGATCTGCCATATCCACAACTGGTGACCATCCACCCTTTCCAGAATGGTTGAAGCGCGCCTCTAATCGCTCCCTTAATAGCTCCTTACCGTTTCTATTTAGACTTCCTTTAGGCCTGCCCATGGTTTACCTCTCCAGTGAGAAACTATTGCGCGTTTCTTTATGTTAATTGATTGATTTGCTTAGTTTAAATACTATCCGATTTTAACACTTTACCCCTTTAATAGTTGACATTTCACATTACGATAAACTACAGTTAATGCACTTACCCATCTGGCGTAAGCTGTTCTTTAAAAATGTGACTTATCTCCCCCCCTATGTTTTGGCATGTTGGCTTGATCGTTTTTTAGCCAGTTTCTGTTATTAACTTGTGGGTATTCAGTTCTAGCCCAGTTAACCCGCGACATCAATAAAAGTTGACCAGGCACAAGCTGCAGGGGGTAAGTCTGTGCATAACTAACGGAGAAATAACCATGAATAAGCTCAAAGATGATTACATTAAGCAGAAGGGAATTGACGAGGCTGTAAGATATTTAGCCCTAAAAAAGTATCAAGCGAAGATGTCCAAGCTTAAATGGGATGAGATCATAATGATCGTTCTGGTTGCTTGGGTTGGAGTCACAACGGTTCTGATTATGTCCCTCAATCTTGGGGGTGCGTAATGGCTTCTTATCCAATCTGGAATAATGTTGCAGCTTGTATCTATAAAAGCGGTAAGTCTTGGGGAGCGCGTGAACAATCAGAGGTTGATGTAGTGGTGGGAACATCACCACAAAATTCACACTCTTTTGTGAGCCATAAAACCACCCATAGGAAACACAAGGACGGGTCTCAGGAGTTTCGCTTTTATGTTGACGGGGAAGTGGTCAAAACTGCTTATGTGATAGACAAAGAAATCAAATTTCAAACGGAGAGTTAAAATGCAGAAGTTATTAGAAATGTTCGACCAGTACATCGAAGAGAAGATAAGAACCGAGATCGAGCTAGTTAACCACTGGCACGAAGAGGCAAAACTCGAAGACCTGCGGCTAACGGTAGTGCAGTTAGTTGAGTCGGTTCAGACACTAAGGAGCGAACACGAAGAGACTGAAATACTTGATACCTACGACATTGAAAGTTTAATATCAGATAACACGATGGACGATGACGATATTGAGCGGAAAATCGAGGAAGCTATAGATAGTGCTTTGGAAAACTTAACAATAAGCGTCGAACGATAAACGACCACCCAATCAGCTAGCACAGTGATTGGGTTTTTTATTGGATTTTTTTTATTTTTTTTTATTTTTTTAAACTTATTTATATAAAGGATCCAGTTTAGAGAAGTCGAAAAGGCCGTTTTTACCCCATGGGTTTGCCAAGGTTGACCCCATAAAGTCGCTTAGAACGCAATTGTGGAGGTCGTTTTTACTTGTTTTGGTATTTTTGCTTCAAATAACGCATTGATACCTTCATTTCATCGCAATTACCATCATCTACCTCATGTAACATCCAAACACCACGCCATGATCCGTTTGTCTGGTGAGTCAGGTACTCTTCGTCGTGTTGATAGAATATTCCAGAAAATAACCCAAGCACATTTTTGCCATCAGCCCTGCGACCGAATGCAATGTCACAATCTTGGACGTGACCCATAACGCAAGACATCATCTTTTTTGTAACCAGACTTCTTGCACTAGCCACTGGTCTGCCCATAACTCCAGAAGTAAAGAAATGAGAGTAAGCAATTCCGTTAACAACCACCACTTCCAGATAGTCATAAACCTCAAAACCAAAAGATTCTAATTCCAGATCCTTATAACCGATCAACCCCTCTAGTTTAGAGTCTGACTCGATAGCCCTTTTAATCCGATTCTCATGGTTTCCCAAGGTGTAAATCAGGCGCGGATTCCATTGTTTTTTCTTCTGGTGTTTAAGCCGTTTTTGTTCTTTTTTGATTGGATCCATAAAAAGATGCATTGCAGAAATGCCTGCTTCAATATCGTCCATATACCTACGACCTTCAAATGACTTCTTGCCTACATCCCATGATGAAAGCGAGGGCATATCAAAATGATCGCCAATATGGATTATTACGTCAGGTTTTTTATCTACCGCGTAGAGTCCTGCCCATCTTAAATGGTCAGTGGGGCAGTTTGGTTTTACTTGAGTGTCCGGAATGACTAGATGTTTCATAATGTTGTTTTCTCTCAGTGAGGGCAACCAAAAATCGTCTAGCTGAGTCTATGTCTTTATAGGTGTAGTCAGTTAAGACTTCAATGCTGATAGTTGCAGTTTTAATTCCTATTTTCATTATCCCCTCCAAGATTGGTGATGCGTTGGTAGAGGTGCATCAAGCCTCATGCGTTGATATAGGTGCATTAACCCTAACGGAGGTTTCCTAGAATGGAGGTTCACCCCAAATATCCGCAGTTGAAGTAGTAACAGGTGCAGTAACAGGCGCACTAACTTGCGCTATCGGTGCAACAGGTGGATTGTCACTTTTTACTGACTGACCAAATGCAAGCTGACTTACATTACAAGTCAATTTCATTTTTAAATCGCCAGTGGCTTTATCCTCCCAAGTGTCTACCCCCAGTTCACCCTGCACAGTAACTGAAGTCCCTTTGGTGATGTAAGCCGCTAAATTAGTAGCTCTTTCACCCCAAACTGAGCATTCAACCCAGTTAACCTTTTCGTTTTGACCCCAACCCTGTTTCATTGGCACACTGAAGCTTCCAACCACTTTTCCGGTGGGAGTATGACGCACTTCCATATCCCTGCCGCAGTTACCTGTAAAAACTAAGCTATTAATACTCATATCATTTTCTCCGTTGTATCGTTAATAATTATAATGGCATTCATTATGACTGCCAACATCTTTTCAATGTACTCTTCATCGCGCTCTATTCTTATGCAAATAGCTTCAATCGAATCAGAATACGCATACAGATCCCACCATGCTCTACCAGTTACAAGCATACAACATTGAACTTGCTGTTTATAAGCTGTGTAAAATTTCTCATTATCAAGGTGGTATCCCATCATTGTTGAATCAGCAGGCACTTTTATTTCAATACCCCCATCATCACCAATAAGCCCATCGGGAGAACATCCAAATTCCCCCAAATCATCAAGTATAAAGCCACATTCGGTGACTAAATTACCTGTCTCCCATTCGTAACAGCATCTTGCGCTTGATTCAAGACGAGTGCCGCGCTCCATATGAGAGTTAACAAAAACCTCTTCCCTGCGACCAGTTAATCTTTCCGCAATCAAAGAGGCTAAGTATTTATCGCCAGATGCACTAGCTTTTCCGGTAGTCGTTATAAGCTTGTTAAGCCTAGATGCACTTATGCGCCCTAGCCTTACTGACAACCATTCATCAGTGCCTTGTTCAAACTCAGTTATGAGCATGACGCTTCCTTTGGCGGTCTCAATGCGCTTTTTTGCGTCCTAGTCCTAAAAAATCCGTCATAAATTGGATACAGGGACATAAATTTACGAGCGTAAAATGGTCGATGGTTATTAGGCATTTTAAAATCACGCTCATAGGGATGGCCAGTATCCCACCGTATTCGCTCAAAAATTCCGTTTACAGAATAATTCTTGTAGCCCATGTTAATTCTATCAAAAGCAAATTTTTTGAACGAAGCCCAAATTTCTGGATTCTCCTTATCAAAAGAATCAAACGAAAGGTACATTTCATCGAGGCGAGTATTCATTTTTTCACCGCCTTTGGCTTGTTAGCTTTATTAAGTTCATCAATTCCTTTCTGGATGTCTAATGCTTTGACCTTTTCCAAGATTCTATTCATTGCCAGTTCATATTGATTAGAAAGCATGTCTTCAACACTTTCTGCATTGTGAGCCTTAACAAATTGCGCCACTGGAAGGTTATGGGTTTCCAATAACCCTTTTATTTCTTTGCATTGAGCATCAGTTAATCTATGAACTTGCATGGCAGTAGATTGCGCATCATCGTCAGCAGTAGGCAAACCAACCATAGACATTAGACTATAACGCCTAGCGTAAGTAATTGCTGAACCTGCCGCTTGAGGATCTTGCTTAGTTAAAGGCAATGTTAATTCACCCTCTAACCACTGCCCAGAAGTGTGCATAATTCTAGTAATACACCCGACATAACCGTCTACTCTGATAGTGGGTTGAACAAAAGACAAACCATTACTATAAAAAGGTTCCTTAACAGATAAAATTACACTCGTTAAAGAGGCAAAACCAGATTTAAAATGGGGATTAGTGCCATCTTTCATTGCCGCACCCATTTCTGCTTGTGCAAACCCTAACGCGGTTGCTATTTCGTTGATATTTTCAGACGTTTTCATAATATTCGTACTCCGTTTGCTTAGTTAAGTTTTCGGAGATCGCCACCAATTTTGAAAATTCATTGATGTACTCCACTGTTTCATTACATTTTGGGTCGTGATGGTTAATAAAGTCATATTCTGCGCGTTCAGCGCAAGTAAAATCATTTTGACTGAACCATCTAGCAGTTCGACCACGCCAATGCTTTTGTTTCTCCATTGGTAATGCCCATATATCGTCCACTGGACATGAAGGATCCACTAATTTATTAAACCAATTATCAATTTGATCTTGATCATCAGGTGTTTGTATTGGATTTTCCATATTTCACTCCGTTAAAAGTTTATTTGAATCAGTGTTTTGGTCACCGATTTAACTATCTTACCAATTTAATTTACCATAAGCAAAAGAATTGACCCTTGCCGTAAACATTATTACACTACCCATTCACAAACAACCACAAGTGCCAGGTTAATTTTTGTACTTCGCACTTGGGGTCTAACTTTAAAGGATATGTTATGAACATTAAGAAGAGCTGCAGGTACTTTATGTACACGCAAAACATGAATCAATCAAGGTTGGCAGAAAGATCGAAAATATCTTATGCAAGTCTGACTATGATCATGCAAGGCAGGGACATTAGAGTCTCTACGTTGGTAAAATTGGCTGAGGGCTGTAGCGTTACTGTAAGTAATTTTGTAAAGGCAGGAGAATAATATGGATTCGGAGGCAAAACCCAGTTATTACGCAATTATTCCTGCGGTAGTAAGGTATGACGACAAATTACCTGCCAATGCCAAGCTTTTGTATGGCGAGATTACCGCTTTATGTAACAAAGAAGGTTATTGTTGGGCGCAAAACAAATATTTTGCTGAACTTTACAACGTTCATAAGAATACTGTTAGTGATTGGATTGGAAAGCTTGTGATAGCAGATCATATTAGCATTCAAATGATTTATCACGAAGGTACACGCGAAGTTAAGTATAGGTATATCCGATTATCTGGTGAGGGTATCAAGAAAAATCTTGATAGGCCTATAAAGGAAAAGACTGAGGATAATAATACAAGTATTAATAATACAATTAGTATTACATCTAATACATCACACTTTGAAGATTTTTGGTCTGTTTACCCTAGAAAAGTAGGCAAAGCTATGGCTAAAAAGGCTTGGTTGAAGATGGTGCGTAGTGAAGACGTGCAAAGGGCTATCGCTGAAAACATAGAACAGCGAGTATTGCAGGGTGAATGGTCTGACGTTAAATTCATACCGCACCCATCTACTTATCTTAATCAGGAGCGTTGGGAAGATGATTTGCATACAAATGCTCAAAGCAAAATGCCTCTTAAACCGATTTCTGAAATGTCGATAAGGGACACCCCTATCCAAGATCAGTTGACTGACACTAGTTGGTATACAGGGGAGATTGGATAATGCGCAAAACAAAACGTTATATTTATGAAGGTAGCAGGTTTAAATTTAAAAAAGATGAATCATACACAATGAAAGAAATTGCAAAAGGTATGGGAACATCTTATCAGTACGTCGCTGACCGGTTAAAAAACAAAGATAAATTTTTGGACGAATATTTTTTAACTAGTACTGCCCCACGCTTGTATAAATTCAATGGCAATTACGTTGGTTTAAAAAAAGGCCAAAAATATACTCTGGTTGAACTTGAAGAAATTACCGGAATCAGAAGCAATGCTTTGCAAAAACGTATTAAAGATGGCGAAAGGGTTTTGTATAATTGGCACGTTAGGGCCTCTCAAAGCAACAGGGAAGTACTAGAAAGGCCAACAAGTCACTCTCTGAGCAAAGAATGGTTGAGGAAAAAATTATGAATCACGTTAATTTAGATAAATTTTACGAGGGCGATACCTTTACTGTTAACAGCAATCAATCGCGCGATGATTTTAAGAAATTTATTGATCATGTTTACGAAGATAAAAAATACATCACCTTTAACTATGTTTATGGAAAGCCCAGAAGCCCCAAGCAAAGAAACGCAATGGAACTTTGGTTTAAGCGCGTGGCTGAAATTCTAAATAATGCAGGGATTTATAATCGGTTGGAGTTTAGTGCGGATAAAGTTATGAAAATTCCTTGGACTAATGCTTCAGTTAAAACGTTATGGCGATGCGTTCAATTAAATATGTATGAAGTCGATAGCACAAAAGATTTAACAAGCGACAAAGTGACTGTAATTTACGATGTTTTAAACGAATTATTTGTTGAACATTATAGTCTTCACATACCCTTCCCCTCAGTAGAGATGAAAGGCTCATAAAGCGGCTTTTAAGGGCTGTTTAACGGCAATTAGGCGAAAAGATGATATACCCTATCAGTTATGTTAAAATGAGGTTTAAAATGGCTAAAACGCTACGCGCAAAATGTTTAGAAAAAGCGCAAAAATTAGCAAGAATATCTGCCGCTGATGAATATGGACTTGTGCAATGCGTATCATGCAATAAGCGTTTGCATTGGAAGGATGCTGATGGTGGACATTACATTTCTAAAGGCTCAAGTTCTTATTGGTCGTTAGAGCTTGAAAACATACACCCACAATGCAAAGGATGCAATATTTTTGGGATGAAACATGGGAGTGCTGAAGGGCAATACACTTTGTGGATGATTGATTGGTATGGTCACGATTTTGTTCGCCAAATGCACCAAAAGAAAAGGGATATTAAAAAATTATACACTGCTGATTACAAGGACATGCTTGCAGAATTTAATTCCTTAATAAAATACCATGAGGACAGATTATTATGAGTTTATTTTTAAAAGAATTGCGCAAAAAAGCACTTCACGCAGGTATGACTGAAATACCTGATCAAATAGACCTAATATTAGAATCAGTATTGTATAGTAATGCTTTACCTGTATACGCTATAGAAGAATTAAACTCCATGTGGGGAGAGGTCGAAGAGGCACACGATTTAATGATGGAAATTCCTACATTACATGAGTTAAAAGCACTTCACCCATTAATGGCGTAAAATGGTATAATCGAGCATGGTTGCTAAAAAATATCAAAATCCTGAAGGTGGGTTGAATGCCGCAGGTCGTGCGCACTTTAAAAAAACCGAAGGGTCTAATTTAAAAGCACCTGTAAGCAAAGGCAAGAATCCAAGACGAGTAAGTTTTGCCGCAAGATTTGGTGGTATGGCTGGACCTCTAAAAGATAGTAAAGGCAGGCCAACTAGATTAAAAAAAGCACTGAGTAAATGGGGATTTGGTAGCAAAGAAGCCGCTAGAAAGTTTGCTGCTAATAACAAAAAAAAGAAGTCAATAATAGGGTAGGACTATGCCACAAGTAGGAAACAAACATTTTAGCTATACACCTAAAGGACAAATGGCCGCAAAGAAAGCTTCTATGGCTACCGGAAAACCTGTTAAAAACAAAAAGAAAAAGAAGAAATCAATGATGTCGAGCTATTAATAAACCCAAATTACTGGTGTTGTTTTCCTCATATCTAAGTGAACGAATGTTTTTGCAATTCCCACGCCTGTAAATCCTAATGCAAGCGCGTGTCTCACTATTGTATGTCGTCGTTCTCCGTCAAATATAGAAATATCTGCCGCAATTCCTTGGGTATGCGTCCCTCCCCCCCCAGGCTTTTTTATTTCAACGCTATGATTTTTACTTCTAAAGCCTGATGTAATCCTAAATGGAAAATTACATACTAATCTTAGGTGATCAAGACCCTTAATGAATTCCAAGTCCATTTCGTTTTCACCTGTTTCCATACAATCAAACTCTGATAGTTTAAAATGTTTTACATCTTTCATCGCATTCGACCTACGCCATTTTTTTTGTCAAAACTTCTAAGCGCGCCCATACCTAACATTGCCATCAATACTGTAGACAATAAACTGGTATCTAATTCTGGAACGTCAAACCATATAGCAAGAAATGGAGACAAGATTGCACTGTACGCTAGCCCAAAACAAGAACACCAACCAACTGCAGGCCGCCATCCAGACACAAATATTGACGGATGTGCGGCTTCTATCTTGTTAATTTCTAATTGACCCTTGTTTAATTCTTGAACATGTCTAGCCGCAAGAGTAGATACCTCATGGGCTAGTTCGTTCTGCTTGTCTTTGTCTACTACAAATTTAGAAATAATATCAGAGACAGGGCCAATCAGACTATTAAGTAACACGTTACTCAGCATCTTCCTGTACTTCTTCTTCTTCTTCTTTCAGCATTATGTTAGCGTACATGGTAATTACATGATCTAACTCTTGAAGTGCTAACTGACATTGAATTTTAGCTTCCATTTTTTCTTTCAGTTTTGCAAAAAAGATTGCTTTGTCTGAAGACAAATTTTCTTCGTCGATTGTGTGAACTTCACCTGTTTCACCGTTAGTAATATCCATTATCGTTTCCTATAATTAATTTGAGATGTAATTATTACACCTTCATCCATATTTCGCAAACGCAATTGCAGTTAATATAAACGGATATATTGCAAGAACCATTCTTTCTAGTCTTACTTGTTTAGTCCCTGCGGTATCTAATTGCCGTTGTATATCAGTGTAGCGCACAAGACATTCTTTCTCATGCGCTTCCATTCTGATAATGGTTTCTTTTATGGTAGCCACTAGATCCAAATAGCCTCTGCAATACTCTTTACTAATGCAGGTTGACTATCTACTGAGGTTGGCTGACCATCTTTATCAAATCGAGATATGACAGAATAATGATTGCTTGTTGCAGGCAATTCAAAGTCATCCGGATCGTCAAAAGTTATGTTTATTGCAACTTGTAAAGTAGGGTTGCCATCATTAGTAGTTGGTTCAGCCGACGAATCTAGTGCCGGATACGCAATACATGTTACTAATTCTTCTGTTTTTGTTATGCTCATTTTGTTCTCCAATAAAAGTTAGTTGTTTTAGTTGTAATCACTCGTTTTAATTAGTCTATATTTTAACAAGATCGTCATTGATGTAAAGCCGGCCGCTGTATCCCAACCACCACCTGAACCTCCAAACCTAAAGAGTGTAGGCGAGTTTTCTTTATAAGCCCTTTGGACTAAAGGAATATCTCTTTGTATAAGTGATGTACCAGTAACACTTGCGTCAAGTATATTTTGACCTGTAATTTGAGATACAGTAAATTGAGAAGAGGTTGGCCCAAATTGCCTTATTTGAATTAGGTTAGGAAGATCATTACCAATAGAAGAGGCAGGGTCAAGTTGCTCTGAACATTTCATAATATACATACTTTCAAGTGGTATTACTATGTATCCTGCTCGACCCGGAATTACTGTGGTGTCAGTATTTGAACCTAAATTATTAAATTGCTGAAGGCTCATAGTAATAGAAGTTTCATATTCTGCGCCACAAAGTCTACCTGAAGAATTGATTCCTAAAAATACTGTTTCTCCATTACCATTATCAATACGACCTTCTTGGGCGACTCCGCTACCTGTACCATTTTGGTTTAAAGATCCTGTCCACGATGGATTAGTAATATTATCTTCAGTAAATGAATCAAAATTAACTGATCCACTATTTGACTGATTAAGAGTAATTAAACCTCCACCTGTCATATTAGCGTTAGCGTTAAATTGGATTGCCGCGTTATAAACGGTTGGAGCTGAAGTTATATACCCTGCGCCATTACTTAACTGGTTGTTGTTAGTAGGAATAGTTGGTGTGCCACTTAAATTTGAATATGGCATTGATCCAAGTTGGGAATAAGTCGGAACGTTCCCTTCGTGGAAAATAGCATGTGAAACCGCACCTGCTGACCAACCGCCTGTAGATAGTTTGTTAGTGCCACCATCTAATCCAAGGTAGGTAGCGTAATCACCGCCTACATGGAATGTCATAAAGGCATCATTACCTGATCCATTAGAGAAACATTCTAAACTTGACTGACTACCTGCACTTGTAGCCATGTTAGTGTTTGAATAGAATCTTTGTAAATTAGTGTAACTACTGTAAGTTGTACCTGCGTTGTATCTAGCAAAACCTAAATTAGTTGTATAGCCTGCACCATTAATTAATTGGTTATTGTTGGTTACACTTGAGGGAATAGATGGGAATGTAGTTAAGTTACCTTGACCATTTATATATTGTGTCGCATTACCCTGTGGTGCAATCGTTACTCCAGTGCTTCCACTAGCTGAATAAGCATTACCATTAATTGTTACACTTGTTACTGTTCCAGTGTTAGTTGTATAACCTGCACCGTTAGTTAACTGGTTGTTATTAGTAGGAACTGCACTCGATGTAATATATCCGGCACCATTAGTTAATTGATTGTTGTTGGTGGGGATCGTTGGTTTTCCAGTAAGATCAGAATACGCACCGGAGAAGGTAGATTTATTATTAAATGTAGTCCAGTTAGCCGCGCTTAAAAATCCTGCTTGCGAACCGCTTGCTTGTTGTATTGCTACCGTTACATTTCCAGAAGTTCCACCTCCAGTAAGTGGACTAGTAACAGCGACACCAGTTATGTCACCTACAGGACTGTTATCAACATAAGTTTTAACTGCTAACGCTGTTACGAGTTGTGTATTGGATGCTCCTGCCAAACTTGTGCTTGTTGAAATGGAGCTAACAGTTACTCCAGACAGCCCAATACTATTTGCGCCCGTTAAACCACCAGAGTTAATATTTAAATCACCTGATACTTCAACAGCACCACCATTAGTGTTAAAGATGAGTCCGGCAACGCTTAAATTGGCAGAGATATAGACCCCTAAACCTTTGGTGATATTAACAAGGCCAGAACCGCTTAACGTCACAGTGTTGTTAAAAGTTGCAGTTGTTCCCGTTAAATTACCCGTAAGTGTGCCGCCAGTTAGCGGCAGGAATCCAGTAACACTTGTTAAGTATCCCGAGTTATTTGTCCACTGACTAATATTACCCGACTTATTAGTAAATGTTTGCGTGTTAGAAGCAGTAGTTGTACCTGTGTTAGTAGTGTAGCCTGCACCGTTTGTTAACTGGTTGTTGTTGGTTGGAATGGTTGGTTTACCGGTAAGGTCTGCGTAAGCACCAGAGAAATTAGACTTGTTATTAAAAGTATTAAAGTTAGCTGCAGATAAAAATCCTGCTTGTGATGCAGTAGCAACTTGTATTCCTATTCCTATAGAACCAGATGAACCTCCACCTGTAATTGGTGAACTTACAGAAATGTTAGTAATGTCTCCTACTGGTACACTTGCTACAGCCGTATCGACATAAGATTTAATTGCGCCAGTTGTGGATAGACTTGTGTTACTAGTACCTAATGATGTGCTTGTTGAGATAGAACTAATAGTTGTTCCAGATACCTGAATACTACTTGCACCAGTTAGCGCACCACCCATTTGAAGCGAAGTAACACCTTCAAGAAGGCCGTCCATAGTGACAGCACCAGTACTAACGCTGAGACCTCCCTCTGGCAAAATTCTCAACCCTAGAAGAGTAAAGCCTGAACTGTTTGTACGGAACAGATCTATGCCTGCTGACAGAGAACCAGAGCTACCCTTCGGTTTAATTTCAGCAGACCCTGAAGCAAAACCAAAGTTAATAGATGAATTGTTTAATGAAGTTGTACCCGAGAAACTAGCTGTAGTTCCTAATAAACCACCTGTAAGTGTGCCTCCGCTTAATGGTAAAAATCCAGTAACACCTGTTAGATACCCTGCGTCATTAGTAAACTGAGATACATTGTTGCTAGCCAATCCAAAACTAACAGTTTCAGCATTACTTTGATTTAAAGTAATAGTTCCACCACCGGATAATTTGTTACCCGCAGTAAATGTAATAGTCGAATCGTTAACAGTTGGTATAGATGGAAACGCGTCTCCAACTATAGTAATTGTGGCATTGCCTGATTGATTAGCAGTAAACGTACCACTACCACTTACTGTACCTGAAGTGGCTATAGTTAATACGCCGTTTCCAACACTAGGAATAGATGGGAAAGCAGTTAAATTACCTGCACCGTTTATATATTCCGATGCATTACCTGCCCAAGCGTATGCTAATGTTCCGGTTGAAGTTACTGGCGATCCACTAACTGTTAATGCATTTCCTGTTACTGTAGATGCTACTGAAGTTACACCTTGTTGATCAGTTGGGAAAGTTACTAAGTTACCTGCACCATTAATGTATTGACTTGCGGATCCTTGGAATGTATATGCCAATGTGCCATTCGATGTAATTGGACTTCCACCTACAGCTATAGCATTTCCACCAATAGTAGAAGCAACCGAAGTTACAGTTCCAAATCCACCACCAGATATTGCAGTGTCTACATAAGATTTAATTGCACCTGTAGTAGATAGGGTTGTGTTACTGGTACTTAACGATGTGCCAGTTGAAATTTCAGTAACTGTAGCACCGCTTCCGAGAAGTAAGCTATCTGATTCCATTGTGCCAGTAACATTTACACCAACCGTAGTAGTATTTAATCTAGGGGCTGAACTACCTCCTATTTGTTGATAAAGTGTAACCGAACCATTCTCTATACATTGAATGTACGCGTCATTATCATCGCTTTGCAGAATGAGGTTTGTGCCTCGTAGAATCAAACTTCCTGCGCCAGTTTCAGAAATTATAGCGTTGCTTGCATCCCTGTAGATTTCAAAACTACTATTAAATATAGCTTTGTTGTTGGCACCAAAAAGGATATTGTTTGAACCAGTTGTATTACCGTTAGCCAATACCTCAGATAAAGAATCAGCGGTGCCTACTTGAGCATTAACATAGGCTTTAATGGATTGTTGAGTAGCTAATGCAACACTACTATCAGATGCCATGTCGTCTTCGTCTAATATGCTAGTAACTGCGGTTGAACTACCTAACTGGAGATTACCAAGACTTCTTATTCCCGAAGTATTAATGATTGCATGAATATCTAAACCATCTATTCCTCTAAAGTAATGCGTTTCGTTACTGTAATAGTTAGTATCGAAAGAACCACCGCTTAACAATAATGCAGAGTGACCGTCTGGTGTATTAAAAATAAGTGAGTCAGAGTTGTTTAAATCTACTGCTTGCAGTCCAGAATTATTGTTATAGATAACAGGTACGTTTTTAATGTTTCTTAAGTTATCAATTACAACGTTGCCACCAACAGCGATAGCACTGTTAGCAGGCACTGGGTTTGGACTCATAATGCTAATGGCACCATTATTAGCAAATTGTATTATGCTTTGGCCGCTAGTATTTTCAAAATCAAACGCGCCAGTTGATTCGGATATAAATCTTGTAGCACCGCTAGCAATAAACTGAAGTCGTTTTTTACCTTCACTACTATAATGAACTTCATCAGCTTCAAACAAAGCTCCGTCAGTGTCGCCCATCAAAGTTATGTTGCCAATAGAAGGAAGACCTAGACGACGACTTATTACGGTTTTTGAAACACTACCGCTAGTAAGAACGTTAAAAGTATCGAGTGGACTTAACTCTATATCAGTACCGCCAGTACTATTTCCTACAGCTAATGTAGCTGACAAAGATTGCGAAGAAGGTAATACAGAAGTGACATAGTTTTTAACTGCTGTTCCAGTTACTAAATCCGCAGAGCTAGTACTAGCATCAATAACGTTTACAATGTCTGATACTTGAGCGTTGTTTAATTTAAACAATCCCGCTGTCTTAATATCTAAAGAAGATCCTGCACTTATTGTTAAATCATCGCCAGTACTCATTATTAAATCAGTGCCGTCACTAATATTTCCAGCGGCCAAAGTATTTTTTAAAGATTCTGCGGAAGGTACAGAAGAGTCAACGTAAGTTTTAATTGCTAATGCAGTTGCAAGATCTGTATCAGTAGAACTAGCGTCGATAGTTGTAACTGTATCAGTACTGTTTTGACCGCCAATAGAAATTGCATCGCCTGAACTAATTACTAAATTTGAGCCATCAGTTACGTTTCCGTTAACCAAAACTTCTTTAAGAGTATCAGAGGTGCCTACTTGCGCATCGACGTATGTTTTTACAGCTAATGCTGACGCAATATTATTGTTGTCAGCACCTGTAGGAAATTGAGTGCTATCTAAAACACCAGTTCCATTAACGTTACCGTCAAGAATAACGCCACTCATTGTTTTGCCTGAAATTGTTTGAGTGCCAGTTGTTTTAACTACAGTGGAATCTAAAGCAAACGCTAAGGTACCACTTGTAGTAATTGGCGAACCAGTTACAGTAATTCCTCCAGTAGCAGTTGCGCTTACTGAAGTGACAGAACTAGGAACACCTGCCGATGTTATATACCCTGCACCATTAATAAGCTCATTGTTATTAGTAGGTATAGTAGGCTTGCCAGTAAGATCTGCATAAGCACCAGAAAATGTGGATTTACTATTAAAAGTATTCCAATCTGTATTAGATAAGTATCCACTTTGACTTGTGGTTGCTTGGTTTATTCCTATACTAACAGCACCCGATGTGCCACCACCTGTAATAGGGGCAGTAGCGGTAATTGCTGTTATGTCTCCAACAGGTAGTCCTGCAACCGCTGTATCTACATAAGACTTAATTGCGCCAGTTGTAGACAAGGTTGTGTTGCTAGTGCTTAAAGCTGTACTTGTTTGAATAGATTGAACGCTTTGACCTGTAGAAAAAGCAACACCATCAGCAGTAACATATAATTGTACTGATCCTGACGGCCCAGTTTGAAACGTAATATCATTATAGGTTTGACTTGGTACAGGAGAAATAGTTATTCCGCTTGTTCCATCATTACCTCTTATATCTAACTGATCTCCTTGTATCTTTAAATAGCCTGACCCAATTTCTTTAATTAAGCCTACTGTTCCATCATGGCTAATTTTTAAGTTATTAGAAACGCTAGTACCAAACTGTACTGCATCGCTAGTACTTACTTCAATATTAGTGCCACTCGTAACATTACCTGCTATTAATGTATTGGCTAAAGACTCTGCCGCAGGGACAGCATTATCAACGTACGTTTTTACGGCTTTTTCTGTAGGAAGTGAAGTATCACTATTTCCTGATAATGTTCCATCAATGCTAAATTCGTTAACAGTAGCACCTTGGCTAAAACCTAGAGTACTATTAGGTTGACCTATTTGGCTTTTCAAGAATACTGCACCAAATAAATCAACACCGGTAGCATCAATATTTACCCGAGGATCGGATCCAATCTTTAATTGGCCACTACTTCCTGCAAATATAATATTGTCACCGGAACTCATAGAGATATCATTGCCGCCAGAAGTATTTCCGTTAGCAAGTACTTCGGATAAACTATCGAAAAGCCCTACGGCTGAATCAACGTACGTTTTAATAGACTGTTGTGTGGCTAATCCTGTTGCACTGTTTGATGCAAAATCGCCCTCGTTATAAAAACGATTAATTTTTATTCCACTATTTAATGTAGTGATTGAATCGCCAACACTAATATCAATGTCAGTGCCGCCAGTAACGTTGCCGTTTGTTAACGTTGATTTAAGACTTAGACCATCTGTTATGTCACTTGTCTTTGGGCCTGCAATCGGTACACCAATATTGTTGAATGCCAATATTCTATCTTTCCGAGCATCAGTAAGTGGCAATGCCATAGGATATTCTTCGCCATTGCTAGGCGTAGGATCTACATTTTGCAGTCGTAGTGTTCTATCCAAAAAGTTTTCGTTTTGAATTGCCCCAATATATATTTTGTCAAAGTCAGCGTTAACTGCACTTGCTAAAAAGTCACCGCTGTTCTGATAATCAGTAGTGCGATCAAGAGGCATCTCTAAAACTAGGCTTACATTTTGCCCTGCTGTAGGAATATATGGGGCGAAGAATGTAACAGTGCCACCAATTTGCGGAGCTATGTTACGCGCAATAGTATATCCACCTGACTCTGGCAGTCCATTAACGTACACTTGAAGGTCAGCATCCGTTAAAGCTTCAAATCCAAAGTCATAAGCTACTTGACCGGCAATAGCTATTGCATCATTTCTAGTTACTTGAGTTGGAACTGTCATTAGTTTGCATCCTGTATGGCATTGTTAAATTCGTTTAGTGATTCTGTAATAACTTCATTTTTTTCAACGTTAATTCTTTCTAACTGTTTATCTTTTTCTTCAACGGTTAAATTAGCATCATCTATTATTTCGTTACGTTCACGATACAATTGCGATATTAGTTTACCGTTGTCTAGCATTTGATATTGCTGATCAAAAATAGTCTTAAATTTGTTTTCATATTCATCCGCTTGTTTTAAATCGGGAAGTTTCTCATATTCCCTTAACGAATTTATTTTTGTTTGTACAATAGAATATGTATCCCACCATGCATTTTCAGTTTCAGATCTAGCTAACAAAGGATCTTGTTTAATAAATCTTCTTACAATCCTTGGCAATTTACTTGGGTCAGCAGGAATAGGCTCATTTCTAGCATCTTTTAATTTGTCGGAAAGTAATTCTGCTCCATCTAATCCATACTGACCTGCATTACCTAATACATCTTTAATTATTTTGTCTACAACTATTGGCGACATATTAAATTTGTCACCGATTAATGTAGCAGTAGAACTTCCAAATCTACTAGCTTGCAGATCCGGTTCCATATTTACTTTATACGTTGGGATAACTGCACCTTCGTTATAAAACAAATAATTGCTTTTTATTTCTAGCCAAGTTTTAAGAGGCGGTGGTGCTACTGCAGGAATGCTTTGAATAGGGCTTACACTCGTTGTAGCTCCTTGTATAAAATCAACAAAGAACTCTTTAGCATCTTTAGGATGTGTCGCATACATCCATTCAAGGTACTTCTGTGGCATCGTGCCAAACAAATATCCTGGGGCGTATGGTTTCGGAACTGCACTCCAAGTGCCATCTTCATTGCGCCACATCCAATTATAATCTTTATCAGATTGCGGCAATGCTAAATATGCTCTACGACTTTCTTCATCAGCCCCAAATAAATAATAACCAGTTAATATTAAGCTTGGCAAAGTAATAGTACTCAGACCTATCAAAGCAAATTTAGCAGGATTTTCTCTTGCAGACCTTTGCATTACATCCGTACCACGAATTGCTACGTTAAAGAATGGAAGATATCTATTAACTTTTTCTGCCTGTGTTCCTGCTTTTTGAAAGTCTGCTAATGCTTCTCTTGCTTCATAAGATGCTTCTCTACTAGACTTTCCTGCTCGTACATTAGCATTGTAAATCGATATTCTAGTAACTGAATCGAATGCTCTTTGCATGTCTCTTAATGGTTTTAAGCCATAAGACTTTATTACTTTGTTTAAATATGAACTGTCGTCCATAATATCTTCGTATGCTTTTTCAATACCTTGATCGGACAGATCCATGTAGTTCGTCATTTGGCCGCCAGAAGCTTGCCATTCATGGTACAAATTAGTTTTGTTTATCATGGCTGATATTGCCATAGGTAAATCAATTACAGGATTAGCCGCAGTTTTAGACTGCAATGCCGCAACAAACTGATCTCTAAAAAACAAACTTAATATAAAGTCAGGTGTAATTGTTGTTCCAATTCTAAATAAAGTAATTGGTGTAACAAAGATCTTTTCAAACATAGCCATGCTTTTGATGTCTTGCATGTTCAATGCTTCGCGTATAGGTTTTGCAACCTCGTATGCTTGTCGTTGACCATCAACATATACTTCTATGGAATTGTCGTTAGTAACGAGTTCCATAATAGTCTTGCCGTCTTCATCTTTTACAATTCTGTTTTTTGAATCTCGTAATGTAGTTGGCATAATACGTTGTATTTGTTCTGGCATAAGATCTGCCATCTTAGCTACTGACTGTGCTACATCGTTTCGTGCCGCAATATTCATTACATTGTATGTAGACTGCATTATAGAATACAGCGGATCCTTAATGGCTCTTTGAGACCCAGTTAACCTTTGTGTTATGTACCTTGATGTTGCTTTGTTAAACAATCCTTTGATAGCACTTGGGGCCTTAGTGATTTCAATCATGTCATTTAATTGACTAGCTAACGAAGGATCTTCTTTAGCAATCATGTCATATTGCTTTTGAGACAAAATCCCTGTCTCTTCCATTATGTTAGCTTCTTCCGCTCCAAGGATTTTATAAATTTGAGCAGTTTCTTTTGATACATTTCCATCTTTATCAAATAATGTATCTAACATAACGCGATGAAACGGTATGTAGTTAGGATTATCTTCAATAATTTGTTTGTACCTATCGCGAGACATGTTTCCAGAATCAACAAGCAATTCTAAATTGCGTCTTTGATATGCATACAACTCTCTAGCAGTACGATCAAAGTAATCTATACTGTCTCCGTACTTAATTTCTAGCGACACCAAATCTAAATCAGCCTGAAGCTGTTGTTCTTTAGATGCTCTGCGCTCTTGCACTGGGCCAACTAAATCTTCGCCAGTTTCTTTGTTAACATAATTTTGTATATCTTGTTGTATACGCCTAGCAATTAAATACTTATTTAAATCTAATTTTCTTTGCGCTCGATTGCCTTCAATTGGAATTATTAATCCGTCAAAAATATCAAGAATAGGTTTAAAACCTTGACCCGTTCTAATAGCTTTTCCGTCAATGGTAAACTTAAATGTTCCAAATTTTACTGCCTGTTCAAATCGACCAATAATTCCACCATAAGCACTGATCAATAACTTAGGATTAAAGCTGTCAGGTATAGCTCCGTATTTGCCTTCGTACATTGAAACGAGTTTATCAATTGCAAAGTACTTAGTTACCCAAGCAGTTTTTATTGCATCAGCGTTGCTTTCACTATAATCAATTTTAGGAATTGGTATGTCTGCTTCATCTTGCTCAGTTATTTGTGGCAACACTGGCATATAGTTAAGCAAAAACCCTCTCAACTCTGCATCGATGTCTTGATTAATAAGCTCTTGATCTATGTCCTGCGCACTGTCTGCATAAATTGTTTCTAGATCAATCTCTGTTTCAAGTGGAATATTTGTATTTATATTGTTGTAATCTGCATTACCAAGATCGGGTAAATCTAAAGTCATGTCACTAAAATAGAGGTCTGCATCTCGCGCACTCATCTGACTAAAAAAGTCTATTTCATTTTCTAGTTCTAATATTTCAGCAGCAACCTCAAGATCCATAATTGCTTCGAATCCTGTTTGACCTCTGAACCCTTGCTCATAAACAAACTCACGAATTATGTCTACCATTTCTTCATTGGTAATTTGTGCAGATTGATCAGTAGATATATTAGGATCATATGGTACAAAATCGCTGTTGTACCTTTCTGTTAACTGATCTATCGTTTGCGTAGGGCCAGTGTTTGGGTTATTCGTATTTCGAATCCAAGGTCTTCTAGGAATTTTTCCTTTTAAAGCTTGGTTAACAGAGTCTAATGAGAGTCCATCAATTCCCATGCTAGATAGCTGATCATAAGATAGTTGACCACCTTTTAAAATCCAATCAACAAATCTGTCATTATTGCGTTTTGCTAATCTTTTTAATTCTGCAACACGCTTATAAGCTGTTTGTAACTTAGAGTTTACTTGATCTTCTGCCACCTTCTGCGAACTAGATTCATACTCTACGTACGTATCCATATCAACATCAGAGTCCGGCTTTGTTTCATCAAGTTCAAACGCTTCTTGAGACTCTAAAGTGTAAATTGCTTCTGGCGAATTAACATCTGGTGGTTCAATTTCAATGTTTAAACTTTCTTCAACTAAATTTTCTACGTCATTTTCTGACGTACTAGTTGCTAATGTAATGTCTTCTTCGTTGTACATTCTTTTTGACAGTACATTTTGACCTATTGCTATTGCCGATGAAGCTGTTTTTAAGCCCCCAATGATTCCTGCTTCAATTAAAAATTGTTCTTTACTTGGAGTTATTTGATCAAGTATTTCGTCAAACGTATACGACTCACCAAACGCTATGTTAGCGTGTACTCGTAAGACATCAGCGACTCTTTCTTCGCCAAGCTCCATTAGCATTCCATGCCATCCTGCTTTGTCTAGTACGTTTTGCAAAGCGGCATTTGGTTTTATTTTTTGATACGCGTCTAAGAATCCGTTTACTACTTTTGGAGGCAGTGCGCTAGTTGCCGTAGTGTAGACCTTACTAGCCATTCTATTTGTTAGTGGAGCTATAACGCGGCTTAGTGGTGCGCCCGTCATTTCAGATACAACGTCAACAGAAGTGTACGCGTATGCTTTCATTACACTTATAGCAGGAGATTCTTCAGCTTCGCTTAATATTGCTCTACCTTGTTCAGTTAAAGTTAATTGTTCGTTTACCCTTAATTGTCCATAAGTTCGTGAAACCGATGGTGCCATAGCAACGGTCATAGCCGCCCCTCTTGCACCGTAGCCTAATGTACCTATCGCTATTTTTTCAGAAGCAGCTATTGAACTTTGAACTGCACCTTTTATTAATGCTTGAGTCGTAGCTTTTTGCGCTACTTTTCCTACACCACCAGAAAACATAAATTCAGCAATGAATGCAGGCATTGGCGTACCGTAGTATCTAACACCACCTGCCCAAGTGAATCCTCTCAATTGGACTTCCATATGTTTCTTTAAATAATCATTAAAAGTTTTTAGATCATTATTAGAAACATCTTTTCCTTCTTGTATATCATTGGCGATTGTTTGAACACTTAATGCTTCGTATCCTTTATAAAAACCGCCTGCAGGCAAATAGTCTTCAACATCTAAAAATCTGCCTGCCTCGCTAATTCCGATTGGCGTTTTTTTAAAATAACTTATTTCGTTAGGGGTAAATAATAATTCAGATACTTTTAATATTTGATTTTCGTTGTGGTCACTTTGCACCTGAACAAAATTAATATCGTCTTTATCTACGTCTGGGTCTAACTGCTCTCCCATTGCATTTAGATTATATTCTGGCAAGTTTAAGTAGCCGAGATCATTATCCTGGGAACTTATACTTTCGTTGTAAGACTGAACGCGCATTTCTCTTTCAAACAACTCATCTTCAGACGGAGCTATTGGGTCAGTTTCTACAATTGTTTCTTGCACAATTGGTTCGTTAACAATCACATCAGGATCGTTAAGCTCTGTTTCTAACCTAGTGTCGTCAAGATTGCTTATGTCTGTGCTAGCAAGATAAGCATCAATTCTTAACTGCGCTGAATCAATTGCCATTAACGACCATCCCAATATTCAATGTCTATTAATTTACCGTTGCTATCGTAGACAGGTCTAACGTACCTATCTCTTCCATTCATATTTCGTAACTCAAATCCACTTTCTACAGTTGGAACTGCTTTCATACGCCCAGAAAGGATTTCAGCCCCTTTATAAGCTTCAGTCTTTTGTGTCTCGTCGATAATTCTATTTGCTTCCATAGAATATATCTTTTCACGTTCATTATCTCCAAAAGTATCACCATCTGCTTCAGCCTTAACTTGAGCCGCTTCAACAAGAGGCCAAGCTTCTGTGAATATTTGTTGCTGAACTTGTGAGCGTAAGTAGCTAGGTATTTCGCGATCAATTGCATTCCTCGTATCATTTGAAAATAATCTTCTACTAAGTCTTTTAATTGACTTGGCATTAGAAGGCGCAGTTAAATAGGTTATAGATCCTTCTAGCGATTGAACTTTGTCTTTTGTTAATTTTCCTACGTCTTGCAACCGAGCCATTTCATTAAAAATTTGCATGTATTTTTTTTGATACTCAAGCGGATCGGTTTCTCCTAGCATTGCATAAACACTGTTTACAATTTTGTTAGCAGAATCGGTATCGTCAATAGCAGTAATAGCTTTTTTAGAAGTAATTAATTTTTTTCTAATGTTAGATTGCGTTTCAGTAATGTTTCCTGTTCTGACTAGTTCGTTTAACTGGTGTGCTAATTCATCAGGACTATACCCACCGTTGTTTGAATCTTGGTTATATAACGTGTCGTTGTCCCAACTTTGCATATTGTTGTTTTGTTGAGTTACTACATCAATTTTTGCTAACAACGTGTCTCGTCTATCAATTCGGTTAGCTTCAGAAATCTGCGCTCGAATTTGAGTCGTAACTCTATCGTGCTGTTCTAAACTTAAATATACCGGAGGCCCTTTTGGATTAAACGGATCAGCGACAGGTGTTCCTTTAGAATCTTTGAAAACTTCTAATGCGTTTTCTGCCGCAGTTATGCGTTCTCTATGGGTAATTCTTCTTTGAGTACCGTCCTTGTCTGTAACCATTTCGGCACTAATTATTTGATCAACACTACCTAAAACAGATTGTTCAGTTATTTGCTCAATTAAAGTAAACTTTTCGTTCTCAAATTGAGTAGGCGACATTAAGTTTTCGTCAACTAACTTCTGACCTTCTTCTGCAAAGTCTGCAACAATCTTATCAAGGTCAAAAACATTGCCGTCAAAAGCCAATGTACTAGCTAACACATTTGTATGCTTAATCATTTGCTCAACTTCAGCTTCCGATTCAACTAATGCTTCTCGCCTTGCTACACCTCTAATTGCTCGAAGATCAACTTCCATCGATGCTTTAGTATAAGTTTCAAATTGCTCAGATAGTTCAATAGGCATTTGTGAAGACATGCCTTTCATGCTTGCTTCTACGTCCCTTATGTACCCTTCAGGATCGTTAGGATATTCTTCGCGAGACACAGATGTAATTTTTGTACTATTGTTTTTAGCGGTAGCTCTATACCCTGCTTTAATTGCACTATCAACTGCTCTTGCACCCCAACCAAATTGCTGTGGAATGTTGTCGTATTTTGTTACAGTATCTTTCGAACCGTCTTCATTCGTTATTTCTACTTCGCCTAAATTAGCTTCTTCCATTAAATCTCTAGCAGTGTTATTTGCGTTTGAACTAGCAATATTTTCGCCTGCCATAGATCCGAGATTAGAAAGCGATTGACCAACACCTGCTAGTGCTTGCATCGTTCTTACACGACTTGTATCTAAAGCTTGCGCTCTAAACATGTTTTTTATTTGTAATCTTTCAATAGCCATGTTTTTTCCCTAAGCACTAATTGTTTTGGCGGCTGATGCTAATTCAGGTGCAGCTTTTAATAAACTCGACGTCGCGTTTAGATAACCTTGTTTTTTAGCTTGCGCTCCTTGCCTTTCAACTTGTGCAATTTGTAATCGTGCAGTTAAACTTGCTCCGGCTTCAGAAGTGCTTAAATCTTCCGCTGTTGTTAAACTTACACTTGCAGGCGTTCCTTCACCTAATATGCCACCTGCCGCTTGGCTATTTATATTACGTGCTAATAACCTGTTAACTTCTGCTCGTCTATCTGCTTCATCCATTTTGTTTTGGAGTTTTAATTCTCTAGCACGAACCCTTGCGGCTTTTTCTGCTTCAGTGCCTGCCTGAATAGTTGCATAAGTACTTACGGCTTGACCTGCTACAACTGCTACTGCGGCCGCTACTAAAAATGACATTTATATATCCTCTGGCTCTAATATAGCCTGTTCAATTTCTTTTACGTCAGTTAAATCAGTAGGGTGAAATGTAATCCAAACGCAATCGGTTATTGCTAATATTACTCTCTTTGTATTAGGGATCGTTTCACCAATAAAAGGTGCCTCAACTTCATAATCTCCAAACTGGCTTAGTACTTTACATCTACCTTTTACAACCATATACATGTGTGTTGTTAAATGTTTAGCACCAACTACAACCACACCTGCAGGAATCGTTAATTCCCTAGCGTACAAACCCTCACTAAAATGGTGAGAGGTTGTTAAGTTAACTTGTTGATCTAATTTTAATATAATATCTTGTAATTTTAAAATCTGATCTTGTTTAGTTACATTCATTAGGAAGATTCTACTTGATATTCAATAGCCTGCATTTGGAATGGTGTTGGATCAGGAACTGTAATTACTGGAACTACATCAACGCCCCATCCATTGCCTCCATTGTTATTCTCAATAATACCTGACTTAATTGGTAGGTTATTATTTAATGGAGAACTTGGGCCAGCCGCACCAAATTCCCTAATTGGCACTGGATTGCCATCTACAAATACTCCTGCTGATTCAAACATTCTTATGTTCATTCGCGAAACTTTCTTTATCCGCATTTGATTTGAACCTGCAATATTAGTTGCGTTTGTATTTAAAGGCATTGGTTTAACTGTTACAACAAAATTAAATCCAACCTCAACATCGATTTTAGCAAAAGGGGTTGGACTGCCTAATATAAATTCTGCTTCAGATTTTGTTAACTGAACATACGAGTAAATAACTTCTGTTCCAATTTGTATTGGCGCGCCTGTAGATACAACGACTCTTTTGCTAAAGTTAGTGCCGCGAGCTACTAAGTTAACAGTGTCGCCTATTAAATGTTTAGTTGATAGATAAAGTTTATAATCGGCACTTATTAAATCTTTATTCGTAATTTTTACACCTACGTCAAAAAACTGATCGAATGTCCATCGCGCTATATAACGTTCAGGTTTAAACGAACTGTCACGCTTGTACACTACGAATAGTTCGTCATTAACTACAGAAACGGTTTCTAAAATTAAAGGGTAATCACTGTTAGTTGAAGCATTTGTCCATTTAGTAAATCCGTTAATATCTTGACTGCGCAATGTGTTTAATATTGCCGCATTGCCATCTTGATTAATTATAAATACCCAATTAGCGTCTTCAGATGTTGTCCCATCTAATATAGCCATATCTTTGGGTTGATTAATTAATTGACTGTTAAATACTGAAATGTCATTACTAATAAACGCATCTTCATTAAAGTTATATATGTAACTTCTTAAAGTATTTCCGTTAGCGTCAACAAACAAAGTTGCACCGTCAACGGACTGCACTTCTAAATTTAAAGATCCATGCTGAGTTTGTGAAGCCACAGCAATATTAGATGGAGTGGTTCCAGTAACTAAGAACTCAGATCCGTTAGTAAATACTTGTAAACCTCTATCCGGATTTACATCTACAATTTGAGTTAGCTTACGAGAAGATATAGTAATAAATATACCTTCATCATCGTCACCTGCTTCAGTAAAGAAATCGAAAAATGATCCAGACCTAGATGCAAATAAACTTTGATTTTTTGACTTAGTGCCGCCAAACCACAATCTGCCTCCAAAGAACGCTCCAATTTTTGGATACCCTCTGGTAGCTGACCACACATCTTCTTTGCGAGAAACTGCAGTAGGAGACCCCCCAGGAATTGTAAATGTCAATTGAGGAGTTGTTGATGGGCCACCAGTTGCAAAACCTGTCCACGCTTCAAAATCTTTTGTAGACTCTCCCGATACAGTAATTTGAAACACTGTAGCACTTTGCGCTAATACTTCGACTCCGGTATCTCCAAAGCTTGGCATTTCTTGCAGATTTTTTTGCAAGTTAAATGCAGTTGAAGATTGGTTCGTAGCATAAATTATGTTTTTGCTTAGTATCCCTTCAACATCAATTTGATATGATTCGCCTACTTCAAAATTCGAAAAAGTTAATATGGTTACATAATCAACCGGAGTAGGGCTTTTTGCGTCATTGTAATCAAATTGAGGAACATTTAAAAAAGGAATCTCATCAACAACCCAATCCCAATTATTGGCTCCTACATCGTTTCTTATAATTCTTAATGGAACAAGATCTTCTTGAAATAACAGCATTACATTTTCGGTTTGTACTGATCTAACAGTTGGTACCTGAGAAGATTTAATTGGTATTTGTAATGATGCTACTGGTTTATAGCTTACTTGATCTGCAGTTATTTTGTAAATTTGCATATTTCCTAAAGAGCTGCTTACTTCAGCACCCCCAGTTAATACGCATAAATAATGTTCATCTATGGACACAGAAAAATCAAACGTTTTTACAA